GGGTGTTCCCGATTCGTCAAACCCTTCTTTTACAATTTTTCTTACTTTCATTTTTTTAATTTAGGCTAAAAAGTGGGGCTTGTGACCCCACTTTGTTTTATAATTATTAGATGTTCTCGAAAGACGCTCCTGTTGGAGTGATGTAGAATGTGATGTCGATAAACTCAAGTGAACGAGTTGGTTTGATGTAAATCTTACCAGTCATTTGGTTTCTATCTAAGTCAGACACGTCTGAAGAAACTGTTACACGGAAATCGTATAAACCACGGTCTCTTCTGATTGCGTCTAAGATAGGGTTCACCGCATCTAAGAAGTCTTGTCTTACTTTAGCATCGTTTTGTTCAAACAATAATCTTACAGAAACTGCTGAAATCAATTTACGAGCTTGTAGTAACAATCTTCTTACGTTAATTCTATCAAGAGCTGATTGTCTAATTTGTAGAGTTTTGTTACCCCAAATTACAGTACCTACGTCAGAGAAGGTTGCGATTGGGTTGATTCTACCTTGATACAATACGTCTCTATCTTCTTGTGTCAACTTCTTACGAGCTTTAACTGCGTTTACAATACCACGAGTGTAACCTGCCGTTGCGAACCATGGGTAAGCAATGTTGTCGGTTAACGCTAAGTTTCTTGTAACTTCAGCCGTAGCCGGAATGTAAAGTTGTGTATTGTTCACACTATCACGAGTTAATACCCAAGGGTAATAAGTTGCGGTATAGTTAGAGTCAATACCGGTGTTATCCAAGTTATCTACAGCCTCTTGAGGATAAATAAAGTCTTGAGGATTAGTACTTGAAGGTACATACATGTTGTAGTCAGGTGTTGTACATACATAAAGTGAGTCTGCTCTTTGAGTTTCAATCATGTCGATTGCTTCCTCAACTAAGTTTGAGTTATTTACGTAATCAATACCAGGTGTTACGAACACGTTAATGTTAACCGCTTCAGGGTTAGAAAATGTTTGTTGACCTAACAAGTATGCGTAGTAGTCAGTGTTTGCGTAAGTTTGAGTAGCGTCACCAATAGTGATTTGTTTGAACGCTCCCCATCCTGTTGCCGTTGGGTATTTAATTGAAGGACAAGCTCCTTTTAAGTAACCTTGTCTACCAACCGCAAATCTATCTGTGTTAGTTCTGTATTCTCTGTAGATATCCCATCCGTCAAATCCACCCGCAAAACATAATGTATATTTTCTTGAGTAGATGAAGTAATAAGGGTTCTCTTGAGTTTCAGGGTCGAATCTGAAATCCGCAACACCACACTCGAAAGCTGTTTGACCACTTGATAAGTATGAGTTTGCGATTGTAACTACAGTAGCACCTGAGTCCATGTGGAAACCTCTACTTAAATAGTTCCAAGCCTGTCCTTCAATAGGTAATGCTGAGTTAACCCAATTTATAGGGTTTTGTCTACCTTTATAAGTTAAGAATGATTCATCAATACCAAATTGACTTGAGAATCCTAAATAACTTCTTCTAACTATATCTCCTGCAGATTCAGTAGCGTTAGCCGTTGTTCCAAATGGAGGGTTATAAATAACTTCACCTGGGAAGTAATATTTTGTTTTGAATTGTGGTACTGGTGAAATGTTCGCAGTTGATTCATATTCTCTTTGTGTGTATCCGTAGAATCCACAAGGAATAGCATCAATCGGAGCTTCATCAGCCAATTCAATCATTATAAATTTAGATATTAAAGCGTATTCACCATTTGATGAACCAATTTTCTTAGCAACAAAGTTGTTAGAACCTGGGTCCATATTACAGTTAGTGAATTTTTCAATAACAACAGGATTTGCATCCGTGTCAAAGAAGTTTCTTACTAACACATCAAAAGTCATATTGTTGAATGATAAGTTAGCAATAGAAACCTTAACCTCAACGTTCGCTGCATCTCCGTCAGAGATTGAAATGAATTTGAATAATTTGTAAACCTTATTACCTCTTAACTCAGATACTAAGAAAGGAGTTTCAGGTGATTGGTATTTTTCAACTTTGTAAGCGATTGATTGTGAGTTTTCACTTCTAGCATCTTCTAACGCAATTAACTCAGGATTGATACCTTTGATATATCCTTGGTTGTAAGCGTAAGCTAATGAACTTGGATAAATCTCTTCGACAAACAAAGGAACTTCGTTTCTTGTTTTTCCAAAGTTATCAACTCCTAATACTTTAGTTATGTATTTAGGTGATGCAGCAGACAATGATGTTTCAAATGAAAAGTTATCACCGTCTTTAGTAATACCTGATAATAAAAATCCTTCAAATGGTGAATCAGTTATACCTGAGTATTCTCCCGACGCAACTAATGTTACATCAGTAAGTCCACTAACTTCATAAACAGGTCCATGTTGACCAAGGTCTGCATTATTTGAATACAACGAAATACCTCTTGAACGTAAAGTTGCAATAACCATGTTATTGTACTCAGTGTAAGCTGTTCCTGTAAAACTAAATACTTCACCTGTAATTTGACCTGTAAAAGTACCATTATTATTATTAGTTAATGATGACACATTATAGTAGAATGAATATCCTGTATAATTGTTATTAACATTTGCGTCATTACTAAATGTTGCGTAGTACCAAGGGTCGTTAGCATCTGAACTTAAATCGTTAGTATCTAAATTATTAGATTCAGAACCAAAAACATTAAGTTGGTTTGAATATTGACTAACTAAATTCCAATAATCAGGTGATGGTATTGAGCCATAAAACGCGACTGTTGTTGCAGATAAAGATGGGGTGTCAATAATATTACTTAAATTACTATTGAAATCATCGTTATAGGTTGATGTACTACCATCAGATAATCTGTATTGGTTGTATAAATTAACTTGAATATCGTTAGGTAATGCTCCACCAACAAACTCAATAGTAGTACCTGATGTAGCACCTGTGAATGTTGTGTTGAATACCGTACCTCCCGTTGGGGCAATGATACCAATAGTTAATGGGTCAACGTTGGCAGTAACTCTAATACTCCAAGACGGACCCGCGTCATATCCTGACAAACCTAATACTCTTGTAACAAACAATTGGTTAGATTGTTGTAAGTATGACTTGGCAATGTATGCCGCCTCATATTTTGGAATTTGTGTGTTTACAAATTTTACTGGTTCTGTTCCACCAAAATACGCTTGGAACTCGTCGTAGTTAGTTATAAAAACAGGTTCGAATGCGGGTCCTTTAATTGTTTCCCCGACCAACCCTAAGGTTGTAACACCGACACTCTGTGCTACGAACGAAAGGTCCGTTTCAGATGTATATACTCCAGGTGATACAAAAACTTTTTGATTTGCTTGTGCTGTTGCCATTATTTAATTAATTCTATTGCAGATTTATTTTATTGATAAATATTCGTTACTAATACAAAAAACTTGACTTTTGAATATGTATTTGTAAACGGTATGAATAAATTCTACCTTTTTTCTACCTATGAAAGCAACTAAAGAAATTAAGAACATCAAAATTGACCCTGAAGTACACGAGATATTAAAAAAGTACTGTGAGAAACGTGGAATGAAGATTTACAAATTTTTAGAAAATTTGATAATAGAGAGGTGTAAAGAAAAGAAAGATATCTATGGAGAGAATTAAACTAAGATGTTATCAAACTTGATGTACGACTCTTGAGTATTGTCAGTTTTAATAACTTCGATTCTTAATTCATCATTTGTGGTAATTTGAATTTTTTGTACATCAGTACCATAATAGTCACCGTTGATGTAGACATCGTATGATTCAACATTATCTGAACTAAGCCAAGTTAAGTTTGCGGTATACGCCACCACATCATTTAAAACATTGTTACCAACAACGTATAAAAAATTAGAAAGAAATTCGTCAGGATTTTCAGGGGATTTGTTTCTTCTCTTTTTAAATGTAGAAGTATCAAGTTCCATAACCTGAGCAACTCGAGCAATTGCAGGTTTAACTTCAAACTCTTCTTCGTCAATTAAATAACCTAACATTGTAAAGTCATAACTTTGAACATAATACTTTCTTGACTCCAAACTCATTTGAGATTCATCAGAAACATTGTTCATAATAATTGGAACATACTGACCTTTAATAAACGTATATGCTTGTCTTGATGAGAATTTCTGCATAATCACTTTATTCAGTTGGTTAAGTTCTCTCATTCTATTACAAATAATTTTAACACTGTAATTAATGTCCACAGGAACAGGTTGAGGTATTGTATAGATATCCATACCTTGCTCATTACCATTCCATGTTGGAACCGAGGCATAATAAAATTGTTTTCTATTTGGGATTGTATATTGTAATGAAGGGTTAGTTCCAAATTTTACTTCAGGATTTCTAACCACAGTAATGAATGGTGGAGAAGGGTTATAATCTAAATCAACAAATAACGCAGTTTCCACGTACTGAGTCCAATTTTGAGTTGTAATAATAATATCAACCATAGGTACAACTTTACCTGCGGTTATAACTTCTAAGTCTCCCTTAACAAAATCTAACATCCCCCTATCCAAATCGGCATGTAATACCGACTTAGGTAAGTAAGTTCCGTCTTCATTAATATACTCCAACAACTGTTCCCTACGAGCGGACAACGTCTTCTTAGGTACTAATGGTAATGTTGGTTTAACTATGTTTCTTGGTAATGGCATTATTCTTTAACTACAAATAGTTTATTTTGTGAATTTATCATATCAACCTCTTTGGCGTTATATACAGGTTCTTCACTATCTTTATATATAAACGAATTATGTTTATACGGATTATAAGTTACAATCTTATCAGATGATGGAGATGGAATATCATCACAAGGGTATTCGCAATAGTCTAATAATCTTCCAATAACAAACGCGTGTACGTTCTTACTCTTTTGTTGTCGAACCCTTTCGTTTCCACCTTGTCTAACCCTAAACTCAACATCCCCTAATTTAACATAGTCAGCGTGTAATATTACTTTACTATCATATGTAACCGAGAAAGTGTGTTTATGTAAATTATAGTACACCATAACTTTCTTACCAATAAAGATAGAATCAAACTGAGACCCTGTTATGATTACTTTCATTATATTCCTCTAAATTCGTTTTCACTTACGTATGTTGCAATAATACTTCTAGAAAGGTT